CGGCGCGATCCTGTTCGGCACGAACAAGCCCACCTCTTGGCGCGACAGCGTCCTTGAGACTTGCACGAAGGCTGGTTCCGTCGTGGCTGCGACGCCGTACATCTATGATGACCTTCTCGCCGAGGGCGGCGTGATCGCCAAGGTCGAGGAAAGCGGCTATCTCGTCAACGGCATTATGTCCGCTATCCAGATGCGCGCGAAGCTGCGCGGTCTGAAAGACCTGAACGGCAATCCCATCTTCAAAACCGATATGCAGGGCGCGACGCCTTATGCGCTGGACGGATCTCCTATGTACTTCCCGCGCAACGGCGCTTTTGACACTGCCAAGGCGCTTATGTTTGCCGGTGACTGGTCGGAGCTGGTGTACTCCATTCGCCAGGACATCACGTTCAAGATTTTCGATCAGGGCGTTGTGCAGGATCCTTCCGACAACTCCATCGTTTACAACCTCATGCAGAATGACATGGTCGCTCTGCGTGCGGTTATGCGTCTCGGCTGGGAAATCCCGAACCCGAAGACGGCGTACAACGATACCCTGTCGAAGTACTGCCCGTTCGCGGTGTATGCTCCCGCCGGTACGGTCAACACCGTTACCGTAACCCCGGCCACCGCTACCGTTGCTAAGGGTGCGAGCAAGGCGTTTGCCGCCGCTGTGACCGGCGAGGGTGCGGTGTCTAACGGAGTGCTGTGGAGCGTTTCCGGCACGGCTGCTGTTAAGGCTGGGACGAAGATTGATGAGAACGGCACGCTGACCATCGCCTCCAACGAGACGAATACTGCGCTGACCGTTACCGCGACTTCCAAGCAGGACGGCACGAAGTCCGGTACTGCCGCCGTTACCGTGGGTTGATAAACCGGAGGGGCGCAGATGTACGCAACATACACGTTTTACACCGATACTTATCTCGGCAGCGCCCTGACGGAACAGGAGTTTGCCCGTGCATCCAAGCGGGCAAGCTCCTTCATTGACTATTACACGATAGGCAAGGCGAAGGATTACCCGGACGATGACAACGCCCTTGCAATGTGCTGCTGTGCGCTGGCGGAACAGTACCAGATCATCGAGAACGCCAAAGCGCAGAGCATGAGCGGAGGCGAGGTCAAGAGCCAGACCGTAGGCGCGTGGAGCAAAACATACGCAAGCGGAACGGAGACGGCGGAAGCCGCCCGGAAAACGCTGGAAAACATCGCCATGGACTATCTGGCATGGACGGGGCTTTTGTACAGAGGAGGGCAGCGCTGTGTTCCCACATACTGTGACTGTCTTTAACTCCTACGAGGACGACGACTTAAAGATGCATAACAGCATTACCGTCCTGCGTGGTGTGCTGTTGGATATGTCCAAGGGAACAAACGTTGCAAAGACGGGTCTTGCCGACGCTGACGCCGCTACTCTTTACATCCCATTTTCCGTTGATGCGGTCAGTACGACCGGCGACAAGAAAACGTATGTCGAGCCAAAAGCGTTCTATGCGGCGGCGGATCAACAGGGATTGTGGACGCTGGATAGCGGCGGACATAGCAATTCCACGTCCACCTACTTTGTCAAAGGCGAGGTCTCCGAAATGATGAGCCTTGCGCAGCTGCAAGAGAAATACGATTACGCCTTTGACGTGAGCACGGTTGATGTCCGCGATTTTGGCGGCGACATGATGCATTGGCAGGTCGGCGGCAAATGAGGATCACGCTAAAGATCAAGACCGTGAGCGTGGAAGACTTCAAATCCGCCTGTAAAGCGGCGGAGATCGTTGTTGCAACGCAAGCGCTGAAAGACACGATTCCCTTTGTCCCTGCGCTGACGGGCGTTTTCTCAAACATGGCTCGGACGGATGGAAACGAGATCGTCTATACCGGCGACCAAGCCCGATATCTGTACGAAGGCAAAGTCATGGTTGACGCCGCCACTGGTAAAGGCCCAATGAACATACCGGATGTAGGATTGCGCTGGCACAAGGGTGCAACGCTCACTCCGACGGCGAAAGACCTTGTTTTTACGACGGACATGCACCCGCAAGCTCAATCCCATTGGATGGACGCATCTTACAAGAAAAACGGCGACAAGTGGGCGCGTGTCGCAGAAAAGGCGGTGATCTCGTCCCTTGGATGAACAGAAACCTAAAACCTTAGTGTCTGCGGAAGAAAATGCAGACGTGAGCCGCGCCGTGCGGCAATGGTTGAATGCGTATCCGGATAAGCCGCTTTCCAAGCTCGACTTTGAATGGCTTGGCGAGAAAAGCGGTTTATGCATTTCCACCATTCAGGCGGCGTACAAAACCAAGCAGTTTATCGACGGCTCGTATCAGGCGCAGTACCAGTTCAAACTTATTTATCGCGTCCCGGCGAAGAACGCCGACGAGAGAATGAGCGCTGACGAGGTGCTGGATGCATACGGCGCGTGGGCGGAGGCGAACGTGGATAGCCTGACGATTGCGGACGATATCCGCGTGCGCAAAGTCAAACGAGACACGGCGGCGGCTCTTTTTGCCCGATACGAAGGAGACATAGAGGATCACCAGATCCTCTTAACTTTAATTTACGAGGTGATATAACGAATGGCTGAATACACGTTTACCACTACTGCGGGGCAGACTGTGGCGCGTGAGCTGCTTCTCGCTTATCTGAATACCGGCACGAGTTCCGCTCCTGTTTGGTCGGTGATCGGCAAGCGCGTGGAGGACAGCTCCGAGGAATACGACTGGTCTACCGAGAGCAAGAAAGACATTCTCGGCGATACCTACGGCACGATGAAGAAGCCTGTCATTACGCAGTCTTTCGAGCCGTGCGAGCTGGACAGCGGCGACGCGGCGCAGCAGAAGATTTGGAAGCTCGCCGTTGTCGATCAGGACGCGATGGCGCTTGCGGCTATGGACATGCTCATCGTCCACACTTACGCTGGATTTGCCGAGCGCTACGAATCCTGCATGGTCGAGGTTACTGGTCTCGGCGGTGAGGGCGGCGGTAGCGTCGGTATGCCCATCAATGTAACCTATGGCGGCACGCGCACGAAGGGCACGGCCACGAAGGGCACTAGCGGCGCTATCGAGTTTACGCCGGAGACCTAATTTTCAGGAGGTTAAGCAATGCTTGAACTTAGACATGATACCGGAGTGCAGGAAATCTCCATCAACGGAAAGGTGACGGTGTTGCTCAACCTCACCGACATTGACTTTATCGAGCGCGTTTTTAATGCGTTTGACGCGATGGACAAGCAGCAGGACAAATATCAGGCGATGCTCGCCGGGGAGAATGAAGCGAAGAAAATCTTTGCTGCCGCCCGTGCGATGGACGGGGAGATGAGAGAGCTTATCAACGGGCTTTTTGGCTTTGATGTTTGCACTCCCCTGTATGGCACGATGAACACCTATGCGATGGCGGACGGCCTTCCCGTGTGGTGCAACCTGATGCTCTGCCTCATCGACAACATGAACGATACCTTTACGGCGGAAAAGAAAAAGACGAATCCGAAGCTGCAAAAGTATCTCGCAAAATTCAAGAAATGATATACTCCCTGCCGATGTCGCTTGCCGTCGGCGGTGCAGACCATGCGATACGCTCGGACTACAGGGTTATTCTCGACCTCATAGAGGTCTTGAATGACCCTGATTTTTCCGATGCGGATAAGGCGGAGGCGACAATACAGACGATTTTTCCCGATTGGGAAACACTGACGGACTATTCGGAAGCATTGGAGAAGTGCTTCTGGTTTATCGACCTCGGACAGCCGCACGGGAAGAAAACTGCCCGTCTGGTGGATTGGGAAAAGGACTTTCCGTATATCGTCGCACCCGTTAACCGTGTGCTTGGGTATGAATGCCGTTCGGTCGAATATCTCCACTGGTGGACGTTCATGGGGGCGTACATGGAGATCGGCGGCGACTGCGCGTTCTCGCAGATCGTGTCGCTGCGCTCGAAGCTCGCCAAGGGCAAGAAGCTGGAAAAATACGAGCAGGAATGGCTGCGGCAAAATCGGGATTTGGTAACGCTCCCGACGAAGTTCACGGCAGAGGACGAAGAAATGTTGAAGAAATGGACGTGATGCGATGGCGACAGAACTTAGATTCCCGGTAGAAATCGACGCCGGGCAAGCCGCCAAAGAATTGGATAAGCTCCAACGCGACATGGACAGGCTCAAAAAGAACATGGAGAGCGGCGAGGCGAAACGCGCCCCCGTCGTTGAACAGCTCAAACAGGCGCAGGACGAGGCGGCGCAGGCTTATGATAAGGTCGAAAAGCTGAAATCTTC